TATGAACGTCATATTTCAACGCCTAAGAAAACAAGTCAATCAGGTAAGAAGCGTTCGTGCAAGATGAGTTCAATGAACAAGTCTAAAAAACGCAGTCTTAAATTTTATAAAGGACAAGGAAAATAATGGCTGGAGTAAAGGCTCGTGGAATAATAACACATCATGCCATAAGATATCATAACGAAAGAGAAATCAAACCTTGCAAATGGATCAGCAAAGGTAGAGGAAAAGGTATTATGGTTGCTCAATACAAAGATACAGGTGATCTAGTATTGGATGAAACAGGTACACCAATTAATTGGAATAGAGCCTAGTGAATCCATATGAATTTGGTTCAAAGCCGGTTCTGAATCCAAAGCCTCAAGGACCATTGGCAAGCATAGCAATTTTTCTGGCTATATGGTTATTGTTTAGTTTATTGCTTATCTTTTAACCACCAGCAAAGCAATTAGAAGATCCTTCTGCAACGGAAGTACATCCTGAAATACCATCACCAATTCTTCCACAACCTTTACCATTGATAAAAACGGTAGTGGAACCTACAGCAATAGGTGCTTGATGACTTGGACACGGTGCACCGGGTAATAGATGACTATTGTTTACATCACCCTGTCTTGAAATAGGAATACCATTAGCATAAACATTAGGACTATGTGCTTCTCTAACAGGAGTAGAACAATGAGTTACGTCTGCATCACCTTTACGAGTTATTGCTGGCATTACGTTCTCTCCTCATGAGTTCTTTCAATTTATCATTCCAAGAATGAATTTCATCATGCTGAATTTCTGTGTGCGGAGGTTCTGGAACCTTAGGAACAAATTTAATTACATGATCAAATTCAAGAGGAATATCTTCAAATTTGTCAAAGGTATAAATCTTTCCGTTATCTTTTATCACAAATTCATGCATAGTGATATTTATCTTAAATGAACTGGGGAGAATACCTTATCTTTGCTACCAAACCATGTTAGTTTGTATCCAATAGGAGCAAGTAAATTATGTAGTTGCTGTATTTGTTTGCGATCTGCTTCTGCTAAAATTACGGGACGATGCTTTTTAATTGTTTCTATTCCACCTGTTACAACTTCAACTTCAAATCCTTGTGTGTCTATTTTAATAAATGACGGTGCTAACATAAATTCATCTAATTTAACAACAGGAACAAGTTCTTTTAGTAAATCCTCTTTTGATTTTGCAAAGTCTTTAAAACTAAATGCACCGTAATTATTACTACTGCTAGGTAATCTAAGTTCTAATTCTCCTTCTTCTTTACCTAGTGCTGACTTAAACGTTTTGATATTATCGTATCCTTGTACATTTACTTTAAGGCATTCGAAGTTAGAACTAGATGGCTCAAATGATATAACATTTTTAAACTTTGTTGAGAATCTTATCGAATGTAATCCTACATTGGCTCCTACATCAATAGCCATATCAAAACTAGAAACTTGCCTAATTTGTTCGTAGGCTTTCTCTAATGCTTCTTGTTGATATCTAGTATCGGGGTAATGTCCTTTAACTTGTTTTGATAAAAGACCGTCATTATCTGGAAAGTGCCAACCTTTTACAACTTTCACAGAAGTGTTCCTAGTTTGCTGTCTTGATCTTTTGTTCCATTCCTGCTGGAGCAGTCACTAGACCGGAAGTTCTTTCTTGATACACTTTTGCGAACTGGTCGTGTGTTTTTGTAATTGTTACAACCGCTCTACGTTCAAGTGGTAGTGGAGCATCAGGATCAACCGTAAACAAATATTGTTGTAGTCCTAATCCTTGCTGTGACATTACTAATGTTAAAGGTGTTTTAATTTTTAAAAGAGTGTCTGTTTCTTCATGTAATTTTCCAACTAATTCTTCGCCTGAGAAAAGTTTAATTGTTACAATGTCGCCTACTTTGTGTGGTGTATTAATTAGCATTATAGTGAGTGTCCTGTTCCGGTATAATTAGTTTCTTCAATGTATTTTTCAAGTTTATCGTATCCACCGATCTTATTTCCGCTAATAACAATTTGTGGTACGGTTTTTGCACCAGGAAACATTTCGAGTAGGTCGTTAACTTGATAGTCTGTGCCTAGTGATTTGTAAGTGTAGTCTAGTCCTTTTTGCTCACAAAGTGCTTTTGCTTTGTCGCAGAATGGACACATTGGTTTACCATATATTTCGATCATAGTTTAAATCCTTTAAATGTATCTTCTTCGATGTCTTGTTTTACACCACCAACGATATAACTTTCAACTTCGGTTTCTTGTGGAGCAACCTGTAGTCCTGCACTTGATAACCAATGTTGTGTCCATGGTAGTGGGTTAGTGTTTAGTGGGCGATCATAAATTGTTTTTAAGCCTAAGGCTTTGAGTCTTTTATTTGCAATAAACTCTACATAAGCATGAAGTAGGTTAGCATTAAGTCCGATCATAGAACCGTCCTTAAAGAGGTAATCCGCCCAACGTTTTTCTTCATCAACACAATTACGCCACATGTCATAAATTTCGTTTTCTAGTTCAACAGCAATTTTTTTCATGTCAGGATCATCATCACCCTTCATCCAGTGCTTGATGATATGTGTTGATAAATTTAGGTGTGTTGCTTCGTCTCTAGCAATTAGTGAAATAATTTTTGCTGAACCTTCCATAAGTTTAAGTTCACCAAACGCAAACGTACAAGCAAATGATACATAAAAACGTAAACCTTCAAGAATGTTCACGGTCATCATTGCTCTGTATAACGCTTTTTTCACATCGTAGATATTACCTTTACCTTTGTTAAAGTAATTGTTAGCAATATCATAAAACTCGTCGTAATTTTTTGTAACACTAATAGCACGTTCGATAATTTTATCGTCATCCAATATTGTATCAAATACTTCTGTTGGATTCGGATATACATTTTTCATAATATGTGTGTATGAACGCGAGTGGATAGTTTCAAAGAAATCCCAAGTAATAATGCAACCTTCTAATTCTGGTAAAGAACAATAAGGTAAAAATGCCAAACATGGTCCTCGTCCTTGCACACTATCTAATAGTGTTTGATATTTTAGGTTACTTGTAAAGATGTGTTTTTGTTCTGGACGAAATTCTTGATAATCACCTCTATCTTTTTGTAAACTAACTTCTTCTGGTCGCCAGAAGTAACCCAACATAGTTTGGTTGAGTTTGTCGTATTCAGGGTATCTAAATGTATCATACCTTTGGGTGTTTTGATCCTCTCCAAAAAACATGTGCTGTTTTGTGAAGTCAACCTTCTTACGGTTGAACACCGTTTTCTTCTTTTCCATTTTCTCTTTACCTGTAACTTTCTTCTTAGTTCCCTTTGTCATAAATCCTTATATTGCACACGCTTCGCAAGTGTCGTCATCTTCTACTCCTTGTTCGACACCGTTTACACCATTAGTGTGATCTTTTATACCATTAGTGCCATTTACTCCATTGACACCATTAGTTTCAAGTATAGCATCTTTTTCTTTGATGTCAACTTGTGTTTCTTCCAAACCTGCAGGTTGAACGTTATCTTCTTCACCTTTAAAGTCATAGGTATTTTGATAGTAACTTGTTTTCCAACCCATTTTATATGTAGTTAATAAATCTTTCATCATAACACTCATTGGAACTTCATTATTTTCATATTGTAATGGATTATATGACCAGTTACCACTGATTGCCTGATCAAAGAATTTCTGCATTGCGGCAACTACATTAATATAACCTTCGTTACCTTGCATGTCCCAAAGTAATGTATAAAAATTCTTTAATTGGTTATAGCCTGGAACAATCTGCTTAAGAGGTCCTTTTTTAGACTTCTTAACACTTAGATAACCACGTGGTGGCTCAATTCCGTTTGTTGCATTTGACACAACAGATGAACTTTCACTTGGCATTTGTGCTGATAATGTGCTGTGCCTCAATCCGTGTTTAGCAATATCTTTTCTTAACTTTTCCCAATTTTGATTTAGTTTATTAGGAACTACTTCATCTACTTCTTTTTTATATGTATCGATAGGAAGTATACCATCAGCATACTTTGTTTTTTCAAAGCCTTCACATTTGCCTTTTTCTTTTGCTAATTGATTACTTGACTTTAACAAATAATATTGGAAACTTTCAGAAAGATCGTGAACTAGTTTCCATGCTTCTTTGTCGGAATACTTTACCTTGTTTTTGGCTAGGTAGTGTGCTAATCCGATATAGCCAACACCTAATGAACGTCGAGCCTTGGTAGATAGTTCTGCCGCCTTGACTGGATAACCTTGATATTCAATAATTTCCTCAAGTGCTCTAACGGCCAAATCACACAGAGGTTCTAATTCTTCTAGGTGATTAATTAAGCCTACATTAATTGCTGAAAGTATACATAACGCAATCTCGCCATTCTCATCATCAATGTGTTGAATTGGTTTGGTTGGTAATGTAATTTCTTGGCATAGGTTACTCATATAAACTGGATCTTTAAATGAACTATGACTATTGCAATGATCAACATTCATAATATAGATACGTCCTGTTTCTGCTCTTTCTTTTAGTAATGCAGAAAAAAGATCCATTGCTTTTATTGTTTTTTTGCGAATTGATGTTTTTCTTTCTGCCGCTTCATATGCTTTTTGAAACCGAGCATTGTCTCCACTATAAAATGCATCATATACTTCTGGCACTTCATGAGGCGAGAAAAGAGTTATTGTTCCATTAGATAACAGCCTCTCATAGAATACTTTATTAAGTTGAATTGAATAGTCTAGTTTGCGTACACGGTTATCTTCCGTTCCCTTGTTGTTTTTCAAAACAAGAATGTCTTCAATCTCATAGTGCCAAATAGGAAAGTGTGTTGTAGCACTTCCACCACGCACACCATTTTGTGTGCAACTTCTTACCGTTGCTTCATAAACTTTTAAGAACGGAACAACACCAGTGTGTGCTACTTCTCCGCCTCTGATTCTTGAATTGATCGCTCGTACTCGTCCCGCATTGATTCCAATTCCTGCCCTTTGAGCAATGTAGTAACCGATCGCACTATTACTGCTAAAAATGCTAGGAAGAGTATCGTCAACATCAACAAGAACACAAGAGGCAAACTGACGAATAGGAGTACGCACTCCGGCCATGACAGGGGTTGGTATGTTGATCTTAAAAAGTGAGGTCGCATCATAATATTTTTTCACGTAGTTTAAACGTGTCTCCTTAGGATAGTCAGCAAACAATGTTGCCGCAATCATCATATACATAAATTGCGGAGTTTCATAAATTTGTCCGCTTGAACGATCCTGACACAAATACTTATCTACTACTTGACGCAAACCAGCATAGGTAAAGTCTTCGTTACGATCATGTTTAATCCATGTGTTCATTTTCTTTAATTCAGTTTGTGTATATTTGTCCTTAATAGCAGGGTCATACACACCACGTTCGATATTTTTATCAATAATGTTTACTAAAGAAACATGTTCATATCTTCCGTATACTTGTTTTTGCAATCCGTATAACAGCAATCTTGCCGCGGCGAATTGATAGTTAGGTGATTCTAAACTAATTAGATCGTTTGCACTTTTAATTAAAACTTCTTGAATTTCTTGTGTCGTCATTCCGTCGACAAATTGTAAATCGGCGTTCATTTCGATTTGTGAAGCACTTACGCCTGATAGATCTTCACACGCTTGTTCCACCACAAAATGAATTTTATCGAGATTTAATTTCTCTTTTTCTCCATTTCTTTTGGTGATTAAAATTTCTTGCGTCATGGTTTCCCTGCCTTCATTTAAATAATAATTTGTTCTGTATTTAACTTGCTTGTGTAAGTTCTTGTTGAAACTGAACACTCAAGTTATCCGTTAGTTCTTTTTCATCAACTACTTTGTTAGTGTAGTTTAGAACTTTATTGCCAACGTAACATAGATTATAATATCTTTGTTCTGTATGGTCTATACTTATTTTTATCAAAACAGGTGCTTGTGAAAACTTAGTAGTTAACTTCAGTGTCCAACCCATCATAAGGGGTATTCCAACGGGACAAAACCGGTTTTCTTTTAATAGTTCCCACGGCGTTGGCCATTGTTGAGAATCCCAAGGATCCAAGTAACGATTGATAACTGGAGCATTGTTCCATAAGTCTTGCGTTTCCTGTAATGGATCTTTACTAACCTCTAGTTGTGTTCTAAAATCTCGCCATTGAGTTATTCTAGAATCAACACTAGTTTCGATAAAATTCATCTACTAATAAATTTTTTATGCAAAATATGTAATTGTATAAGTTAAATTACCATTACCAAACCCAATTGGATTACGATATTGTATTTTAACGGTTTCACTGCCTACGGTCGAATCTAAATCATCTAGTATGGCTGTAAAGTCAACACCACCGTTATCACTACCTGTATGTGTATATGAATCGGTTACTGAAATATTTGATCCATCCCTAACAGCAATAGTTAACCTACCACTTCGTGTAGTTGCCCTTGTTGAATCTTTTACCAACAAGTAGTCAACGTATGCTGTTTTATCCTTAGTAAAAGGAATTTTAGTAAACGTTCCAAAAGAGTCACGTTCAGAAATTTGCGTGTTATTAACACGTGATTTAGTTTGATGATAGCCATCTACATTTGGTTTGAAAGGTGTTTCAATTAGATTTGAAGTATTAATAAATGCTTCACGTTCAAAATTATCTCCAATTGATTCACACAATGTTTCTTCAAATTTAATTACAGAAGTTTGCGGACTATTTTGTCCATTCATATTGTTAGCAACATCCAAATAGTTATTTCCTACAGATGTATGTCCGTATGGTGATGTTTCTGGTGATGTTGTTTTCTTATAAACTGCTAAACCAAAATCATTAATTTTGTCAAATGTATTATGCTGAACTTTAAAGTGTCTTGGTCCTTGTGATTGTGCACCTGAACCTACACTATTTTTTCCTAATTCAATACCTACTTGTAAAAAATGAAAATAGTTATTGCTGATGTTAAACGATCTTACATCATAGTCACTATGAATACCAATTGCTAAACGTTCAAACTCGCAATTATTAATTGTAACATGTTCTGCTGTTGTAGCACCTAAACCTCTGATGTTGATTCCTGTTTGTGATGTAAAGCCGTCAATTTTATCCCAATTGTTTTTAAATTTACAATCTTCAATTAAACTTTCGGTCATACAATCTAATTTTGCAATAGCATCATGCACGGTTACTTGTGCATCTACTTCAAAACTAATACCTGAAATAGTAATGTTTTGTGGTCTTGTTGAGTTTTGAATATTGCTGTATGTAATATAAGATCCTGTTATCGATCTACCATCAACGGTCATAAACATTGACTTGGCAATCGGAGTAACTTCATTTGTATTAGGATATAATTTTATAATTGTTTTGTTTTTACCATCACCAATTAAGTTAGCATAAGGTGGAATGTATAAAGTGTTTGTGATTTTATATTCACCAGCATCAATCTTTAATGCTACTCTTGATCTAGGATCATTTTTATCTGAAATATTAATAAACAATTCATCAATTGCACGTTGCAATGCTTCGGTGTCATCAACATCACCTGTACCTTTAGCACCAAATGATTTTACTGAAACAAAATCATCCAGTCTTTGCTGAATACTTCTAGTTGTAGGACTATTAACAAACTCACCTGTTTTCTTTGTTGCGTCTGTTGTTCCTTTGTACTCGTATTGATTTAGTAGTGTGAATAGATTAGAATGTTCTGTAAGGATTTCTGTATTGCCTACTGCTGGTGCTCCTTCAGATACAGCACCATTACCTATATAAAGTTGCTGTGTATCTACCGCCCAGCCTATTTCAGCAGATGCTAGTTGCGGAACACCTGATCCCGTTACTTTACCTCTACGATGCTGAATCTTTGATATCTGGACAACTGCCACTTTAATTCTCCTTTAACTTTATACTACTATTTATGATAATCCTTGTAGTAGTCCTCGACCCTATCCAGCCATTTATTGACCCAGAAATCGAATTTGTCAGGAGTTAAATCAAATTGTTGATATTCGCAGTTTCTTGAGCACATAAACACATGCCCTTCGTTAATGTTAGTATCATAAACTTTGTTGTGTGCTAGGGCGTATGCAACCAACTGCATATAATAGTCTTCGACCCATTCTTCTTTTTTAGGTTTATTAGTTTGTTTAAAGTCCATAATAGCAGGCTTGCCTTTGTATACACCTACTAGGTCGGTTGTACCTGAATAAAGTTCTGGATAATACAATGCTTGTTCAATACCCCATATTTCATCCACATCACATAGAGCGTTTTTAATAATCTCATCAGCCATCTTATTTGCTTGAACATGCACCATGTTTTTGCCGGGCATACGTTCTTCTCCAATAAGAAAACGTTCTAGATTGTTGTGCATTGCTGTACCAACACCTGCCGCTTCTGTTGTAATTCGCTGTGCTTCTTGCTCACCCACACGTTTCTTCCAAGCAATAAGATGTGTCATATCTTTTGTTTTGCTAAGAATAGTTGTAACGCTTGGGGTTTTGCTACCGTCGGGTGCTTCGTAAAGTCTTTTGCCTTCTAGGTTAATTTGTTTGACTTTATGATATTGATGTCTTTCCACATAAGGTGGTGGTGAAATATTATTCATTACTTGATTCTCATTTTAATATTATTAATTATACACAGAAAAGCAACAAGATGTCAAGTTAGAAACGCTTGTTTGTTGCTCGTTTTGCCATTGCGTTTACAGATTTTTCAGAATCATCAACGCCATCTTCTTCACCGGATTCGGGTTTTTCTACTTGAGTGTTTAAAACAATTCCATCAGCATTATAATTTTTTACAATAGATTTTAAGTCTGGATTGTTATCGTACTCAGTTTTAAAAGAATCGTAACTATATTCACCGTGTCCCATATCTGACATAAGACTAGAAATAGCCTGCCAACTTAATTGAGCGGAGGAACCTTCTGTGTTTGCTCGTTTGATTTGATTACGTAGAACAATTACTAGATCATCAACTGGATTATCTGAGATTTCGTAAAAACGCATCAAGTTCTCCTTATTTGCTTAAGGTCTTGAAAATACGTACTGACTCAGTAACTGGTTTTTTAGTTGGTTGATATGATTCGCGTTTTTCTCTACCTGCAGGTTCTGTTCCACCTGTTGCGGCATCACTTGCACCAAACTCATCATCCGCTGGTGCTTCTGCATCCATAGGCTCTTCTGCTGGTACTTCTGCATCCATAGGCTCTTCAATATCACCTTCAGGTTCTGCACCGATAGTATCAGTTGGTGCTTCTTCGCCTGTAATAATACCAACACCTTGTGTTAATGCTTCTCTACTTGTTTTTAAGTTTTCCATAGTTGCTTCAAGTGCAGGAGCAACAACTTGTGCAAACGCTTCTGCTTGTTCAGCACCCATTTCATCTCTAATTTGATCTTGGATGTCAAGCATACCTTCAGCACTCATTTCAGCAACGTCTTCTAAGAATGAAGTAAATCTGTCTACCATATCCTTAGCCGCCATTACCAATGCCGCTTTGTCTTCTTCACCTTCGTTGATTACTTTTTCAACTTTTTCAACGTCTTCTTTTTTAACTTTCTTTTTCTTAGGAGCATGACCGTGTTCTACTATAACACATTCTTTCATGTTAGCAACGGGGATATTTCTAACAATAAAAGGAGTGCCATCTTCTTTTGTAAACTTAGCATCGTAATGTGTTACCGTACCATCTTCTGCTAAAGTATGCTCACCTTCTAACACTTCACCTTCACCGAACTTATCATGTTTAAATGATTTAGTGCAAGGATGATAAATGTTATCACCTTCTGTAACTTCAACATCATCTGTAAAGTCACGTGCAACATCTGCGTCTGCTTCAGTTACATTATCAATGTCTGCTTCAACATCATCAATTTCTAGGGGAGTTTCGATGTATTGATTCATTGCCGCTTCAACAATCTTTTTAATCAAAAGTGTTTTTTGATAACCTTCGTTAGTTGTTGACTCGTTAAAATTATTTTTAGTTTCGAAGTCAATTAATTTTGCTTCAATTTTTTTGCTGTAATCTTCTAGTTGATCCTTGCTGTATTTTGCAATGTCAACTGAAATACCATAAGTCTTACGTAATTGTGCGTTTAGACCCTCTACGGTAACGTTGTTCATAAAATCTGTTGTTTTCATATTCTTTCCCCTAATAACAATGTTATTTATTTTCAAATAGCAGTTTTTCTGCCCTATCTAGCACACGGTTTATGTCTTTTCTAACACTATTTAACGCAATTTCATGGTGATCAGCACGTGATCTTATTATCTGCTCTTTAACGTCATCACCTGCTTCTTGCGCCTTGCTAATGTGATAGTTGTATATAGTTATGTTATTTGCATGATGCAGATACACATTATCGATTTTTTGTATTTCTGTAAGATTGTACGTTTTTCCAAATCCTTCATAAATGGTTATTGCCATTGCTAGTTTATGAGCACCGATATCTTTATGATAAATCTTTTTTGGATTGTGTAGATTACGTATATCATAAAACCCGTTATCATTACGTTTTACCCAAAGATGCTTAAATTTAATACCACCATTGTGTGCAACCGGTAGCACGAACCCTTTTGCTTTTAATTGCAATTTGACACGGGCCGCCGTTTCAGAGAAGGTTTCTACTAATTTTTTAACATCAGGTTTCATTGGTTTATTATAACACTAAAATAGTGTTTATGCAAGAACAATTAGCCAGTAATATCTTTTTTGGCAAACTTAACACTAGTTGGAACACCTGGTTTCTTTTGCTTTGGTTCCATTTCAACATCCTGTGAACCTACCTTTTTAACAACGTGTGTGATATTTTGATTGGGTTTAGTAGGATCTGGTAAATCAAATTCTGTTCCTATTTTTAAATCCATCGGTGCATTTGGAGAATTTGCCTGCTGTTGCTGTTGTTGAGTTGTACCTTGTGTACCTTGTGTACCTTGAGAACCACCTCCACCAGTATTTTGAGCGGCTTGTTGAAACTTTTGTTTAATTGCTTTTCCTATGCTCTGCTTTCCTTTTTGAACTACTTGTCTTCCTATTGTTTTTCCTGCTTGTCTTCCTGCTTGTGCTGTTTTAGCGGCAAGGTTATTTGCTCCCCTACCGACAGCACTTGCGGCTTTGCTAACTCCTCTAGAGGCACCTCTTGCTAATGCGCCTGCACCTCTTGCTACTGCACCACCAACGGTTCTTGCTAATGCCCCTACGGCTCCTCTTGCTAAAGCACCAGCGGCCATACCTACCAAAGGAAGAACCTCGTCTAGTTGTTCTTCGGTGAGATCATGATTCAATATTACTTTTTTAAATTCGTCATGCTTAGAATCAAATTCGTTTATTCTCATTATCTTTTCCTTTTGCCTTTGGTCATTGCAACGTTCTTTCTTCGAACTGCTTGAGAAATACCCGAACTCTTCTTTGTAATTTTGGCATGCCATGCCGCCTTTGCAGGTGTTCTTGCACGAGTAACGGTCATTCTTGCTTTGGCTTTTGTATCTACCGGAGCATGACAGGTGCTCATCTTAGCAACAATACGTCCTTTGCGTGGTCCACTGGCACATCTAAATTTACGTGTGACCTTGCCTTTGTGTGTTCCACCTTTACCGCCACCGCGACCAAACACGTATTTGGCTTGTGCTTCTGTGATAAATTCTATTGCTCTCATCTTCTATTCAATGTCTTTAATGCTCTTGATGCTGGATTGGTGCGTTTTGTTCTCATCGCTTTACGCATCATTCTAGCACCTTGTTTTTTGCGTAATACCTTCATTCTCATTTTTGCTTGAATATTAGGTGCGGCAAAACATTGTTGTGGTTTAGCAACAATGCGGCCTGCACGTTTACCACCCACACAACGATACTTGCGAACCAGTTTCTTACCAGTTCGTCCCCAAATCTGTTTCTCCGTGAGATTATCGAATAATTCTACTAACAACATGTTAGTATTTAGTTTATTGTGTATTAATGAGAATAACTACGAGCGTGGATAGCAGTCCTGCTATTACGGTTCCTGATGTACCGATGATTACTTTAATTAAAGATGAGTGTGATTTTGCCATGTCTTCGTGAATGTGTTCAATTTTGCTTTCTACATTCTTTAGACGTGTTTCTAGATTTTCGTATCTGTGCTGGCACAATTCAACGTGTGCTTCTAAATTTTCTTTTTCAATGTCTGCGGCAGTTGCCATCTTTAATATCTCCGTTTAACCCGCTCCGGGTAAGTTTATCTAAAACAAAGAGCCTTTGTACAACGCCTAATTATATATGAAATGTGTTAGCCTTCTAACTTTATTTATCAAAAGACTCAAAGGTAATATTGGTTTTATTCTTGTCATTAACCACAAAACTGGATGGTTTTTCAATGGTTTCTGTTAGTGCGCCTATTACAGGAATCTTTTCAAAATCTTCCTTTAGTAATCCAATAGGATCGCTACCACTATTGTATACTTCTGGTCTGTCAATGGTAAACTCATATGTCCATACCTTGTGTTCACCCTTGAATTTGCTACCAAACATACCGTCCACTTTTGTTGTTTCTATGCTTGGATCAGCATTTTCTTCTATCAAACTTCTAATATTAATAATCTGCTGAAGTGTTTGAAAATTACTTTGTTGTGATAACTTGAGAGCATCGCCCTGTTCTTTACGGCGAACTCCTGTTTTTGTTACATCGACTAATGTTTTAATGACTATACGCATGTATATATTTACCGGTCATAAAAAAAGGGTGCCAATTTCTTGACACCCTTTTCGACTATAAAGTCTATAAAAATTACAGACCGATAGTTGTAGTTTGTTTAGCAACCGTTACTGATTCACCTAATACAGCAGTTACTCTTGTGTCTACAGATGTAGCGTCAAGAGCGTGGTTGTCAACAACAACAATAGCGTAAGTACCGTCTGATTTTGCTTCAAACATGTACGCACCTAATTCGTTAGCCACTGCACGGATAGTTCCTTCAGTGATAACATTGCTTGACTCTGAGTCAGCAGTTAATGCAGTTGTTGGTGTAATTTTATATACTGCTAGTTGGTCATTTGAAAATAACGCACCTCTA